TTATGCCACGTCGATCCACTCGGCGCCCCGGCTGTCCCGGTAGAGATCCGTCATCTTCGCGGAGCGGTGGCCGAGCAGGCGTTGCGCATCGCGCCCTTCTTCTTCATGAAGCCTGGCAGCCAGGGATCGCATCTCATGGAAGCTTGGCGGGCTGGCGCCGAAATCGAGTCCATGCTTCTCCGCCGCCCTGTCCCTCGCATCAGCGAACGCGGCGCTTATGGTGTCCAGCATAATCGGCTGCCCAGCCTTGGCGCGACTGATGGTGCGGTGATGATGGATCATGTAGCGGGAAAGAACCCTCCCGCGGCATGATTTGATCACTGAGGCCAGATCGAGGCCAAGGACAGCCAGTCCGATCGATGTGCTTATACGAAGGCGCATGCCCGTCTTCGACTGAACAACCTGCAGGTATCCGTCCTGCTCGTCCTTGAACTGCATTGCTGCAAGATCCTCCCGCCTCTGGCCGGTAATAACCGCCAGTTCCATGGCTCTTTTCAACCAGGGCTGTTTCGCCTCGGCATAGATCAGACGCCATGTCTCCAGGGTCAAGCGCTCGCGCTTGATCTTCACCCGCGCCGCCTTCGTCACCTCCACCGGGTTTTTGTCAGTCCATCCGGCCGCCATCGACTCCATGAAAACATCACGCAGAAGGGATCGCATGGCTCGGGCCATTTGTGCCTTCCCTTCCTTCGCCATCTCCGAGAAGTAGCCGGCCACATCAATGGTCCCGATATCCCGGATGTCCATCGTTCCGAACCTGGCGCGCAGCCGTTTCAGGCGCATTCGAGTATTACGGACACTGGCCGCCGCCAGGCCGCGCTCGACGTAGATCTTTTCATACTCGGTGAGCCAGTCGTCAAATAGCCGCGGCGGACGTGATGGCTCAGAACTGAGCCTGTCGGCGATAGTCGGCTGAAGCGATTCCGTGTGGTTTGCTTCGATCGCTTCCCGAATCGCGCGGGCCTTGTCCTTTCCCAGACCGAACATCCGGCCGCTTACTGGATCCCGATAGGCGTAGTAGGTTACGCCTGACCGAGAGTCCGTCTTCTTGTACAGGTTTGGGGGGAGGTCTTTTGACCCCTCTTTACGCGGCCTTGGTGCCATGGCGTGCGCTCTTTATGCGGGATATCAGACTTTCGCCAGGTTCTGAGCGTTTGGCAGGTTCTTTACTGCTGTACTCCGCATCCTGGCTCACGTAGTAGCTTCGACCATGCTTTACAGGAGCAGGGATAATACAGCCATCCCTTGCCCACCTGCGGAGGGTGTTGATACTCGGCGGCGTCCTGAAGTGCTCAGCCGCCCATTCTTCTAGGGTTACGAGTTTCATTGGACAATACCTCCCCGCCCTGCTGGCGCTGGTCGGGAAAATGGTTTTCGGGGACTGGCAGCCATCGGCTACCGTGCGGTTAGAACGAGCAGCCCCATTGCAGGGCTGCGAATGCTGGCGCTAGCTCGATCACTGCGTGTAGCGCGACCAGGCTGGCGCCAATGACGGCTACAGCCGCCATGCGGGAGAGAACACTCTTCATGGTGGCTCCGGATCAGTCGCCCGCGGCTTTGGCGATTAGGTGCATGAGCATTTCGCGCAGCACCTCGCGGTCCAGCACTTCGCGAGACCGCGCGTACTCGTCTGCCTGGCTCAGGATCGCGTCGATCTCGATGTTGAACATCGGCGAGAGCACGTCTGGCTCACACTGTTCGAGCAGCAACTGGATTGCGCGAGTCGGATGTGCCATCGCTACGCCGAGCCAGTTGTAAGCTGACGCGGTGCGGTAGTAGCGGAGGCCGGCGATCTCATGCCGGCGCGGCGGGCGGAAGGTTTTCGTGCGCATATTCAATCCGGGTAGTGGGTAGACCATTATCCGAATTGCTGTATATACGTACAGTGGTTGTCGATGGGTGGCTATACCGGCCATTCGGTCAGAGGCGTGTCGTATCCGAGCATCAGAGGGTGCTTTGGCTGTCCGCAGGCAGTGATTCCGAAGCACATTACCGGCTTTCCTGATCGGATCAGCCATTGAAGAAGCTGAGCAGGAGCACCACGCAGATCTCGCGGCATTTTCGAAAGGCTTCCCCAGCAAGGAACCAGAATGTCGGCATCAGCGACTATGGCGCGGAAGTGGTCGGCGCTAAGTGGTCCGAAAGGATCATCCTGTCCGCGAAGCTCTTTCACGTCAGTAGCGCGGTAGCAGAAGACGTTGCCGACGATGAATCGATGACCTCCGTTGCGCAGAGTGAACCCTCGCCACTTGCGCACCGTCGCATCGTCAATATTGGCATCCGCCGTGCTTGGGTTGACCCCAAAATATGCGAACACTTTGCTGCCCTCAAAAGGCAGGCAGCATTCTCGCTCCAGTCGGTAACGATACCGGCCGCATTCACTGATGATTGCTGACATCGTTCCCTCCCTCCTGCTCGCTCAGTAGGGCGCGCAGTGGTCTCCCGTGATCGTCGTATTCTGGCCTCTCTGGCGGGTAGGCTTCGGCGGTCATAGCCTGATCGATTGCGGCGCGCAGGTTCTCGGTATAGCTCTCGCCAAGCACCCGGATGTGCGGTGCACCCTGATAGTAACCAACTATCTCGATACCGATGCTGCTGTCGCCGGCGTCGGCATTTGAGCTGCTGCCGTGGCGCACGTCCCAGCAGTTACCCTCGATCGCGTCGAGCCTCGCCTTGTCCCTGCGCAGTGCTGCGACTTCCCTGTCGGTCTTCTCACAATCCGCAAGCAGTCGTGTATTTTCTTCGTCAAGACTCTTGTTGTACTGCGTCAGCTTGGCGACTTCCTCCCTTAGCGCCTGAGCCTCGGCGGCGAGGGCGTCGTAGTCGGATGCTAGGACGGCCTCATATCCCATTACTGCCTGCTCGCCCTGGATCAAAGAGCGCATGCTCGGCACGTCGAACCGCTTCACCTTACTCATGACCTACCTCCTTGCCGGGCGCGGCGGCGAGCAGCTCGGCCAGCGATATCTCTGGAGCCTTGCACTGGCCTGCGTCAGCAACAGCCATCGCTAGCGCGCGGTCGTCGACGAATTCTGAATTGCGGAATCGAGTCACCGTCTTCTGCATCTCGTCCACCTGTTCCTGCGTCCAGATTCCGCACTCGACGAGCATCCACCCCTCCGGCACGCTGTGCTGAGCCGAGTTGCCGGGCGCGGCGGTGGGCAGCTTAATCACGGTCCCAGCCGGGTAGTAGCTGTGCGACCGCATGTCGGGGAAGGCATGTGCGTTGATGTCGCGTATCTCGACCCAACGGCTCTCGTCCTTCAACTGCCGCAGGGCAATCCCGGCAAGGCTTTCGGCTGGTTGCGTGGTGTAGCTCACATAAGCCGGCACGCTGTGCTGAGCCTGGGCTACAGGGGCGGCGTAGAGTGGAATCGTGTAATGCTCGCTGACATCGAGTGGGCGATGGATTCCTCTACTACTGCCCGGCACGCGCTGTAGCAGATCCTTGACGTCTCGATGGATGACATCGACGCGGTTTGGCTGATCGTGCATCCATGCCACCGGCTCCTGCCTCTCCAGCTCCGCGACCCTGGCCAGGGCGTCGGCGAGTCTCAGCTTCAGACTGTCGCGGATGAGCGGCCAGCGGTCCAGGGCTTCGCTCAGCTTCGCGTTCTCCGCCCGCAGCGCCCCGACGATGCGGTCGTGCTGTTCGAATAGGTCAGCGGCTTTCTCGGCGTACTCGACGATGGAAACGTCGCACCCTGTATCGCGGCCTTCGGCATCCTCGAAGCGCAGATCAACGTTGTCGCCGTCGATGTCTTCAGCGTCCATAGCGCCGATGTTGCGCAGGACGAACGCGACTTCCGCCACCTCCGGCCGCTCCAGCTCCGGCGCCGGGGAGGGTTGCGCCAGGGCGGCGCGGGCTTGCCAACCTTGCAGGCGCAGGTTCAGGTCCTGAGCATCGGTAACTTCAATCTCGCGGAGGTTCATCGAGCGGTATTCGCCACGCTTGTCGTCGAAGCAGACGCCTTCCTGCACGGTGAATGCGCGCTCGAACTCTGCACGCTCATCCCCGCCTGCCTGCTCTACCGACTCCTGTTCGGGGTCGATGCGCTCTGCCGACATGAGGGCAAGGACCGCCTCGGCCGGCGTCGCGCCCTCGACCTTCGCAAGAGGAATCTCCCGATCCAGGTAGAGGTCGGCGTGCCACTGGCCTTCGTACTCCGGCGTCAGTGCGATTCGGTTGGTCGCCACCAGATCCAGAATCGCGCTGCCAGAGTGCTTGGCGCACAGCGTCACGTAGATTACGTCGGAGTACTCGCCTCCGCCGTCGCTGTATTCCACTTGGCACCCGCACATGGCGGGCCTTCCGTTGATGAAGGTCAGCTTGGCAGCTACGTCTGCCTGCTCTACCGCAGGATGTTTCGGGCACGGCCAGCGCAGCGACCCGTCGCCGGAAGGGCAGGTGCAAATCTTTGATTCGGTCATGGGAGCTTTCTCCAGGCCTCGGTTTCGAGGTCAGAAACGGTTATCAGTCGGCGCCGGCGCTCGATGTTTTCGAGTTGCAGGACATTGCCCAGGCTGTCGATGACGACCCAGTGAATGCCTGTTGGGAGGTGGATATATCGGGCTGGCGCGGGAGAGCAGAGGGCGTTTATGCGGCGGTATGCGGCGTTTTCGTCGAATGACATTGCGGGCAGGCTCCGTAAGGTGGTGCCGTGTAGCAGTGCTCACCGCTGGCGCCCTGGTCTGCGTCGTTTGCGATCTCGTTCAGTTGTCGCGCGAGCTGGCGCAGTTGAGATGAGGAGAGCAGGGCGCCGAGGCGTGGGAGGCCGTTGACCTCGGCCAGGCGCTGGCCATCCTCGCCGTCGATGAACATGGCGGTCAGGTTGAGGGGTTCCATGGGGTTCCTCGCTATGAAGTAGCGTCGAGGTACGCGGCTATGAACTGCGTCGCCGCTTCAGCGTTGAGGGCGTTTCCGATGGCATGCAGAGCACCCATTCGACCGGAATAGCCATGGTCCAGGCTGCGAACGATGGGCTGAGGCCAACGATCTCCCGGCTGTAGCGGAGAGTCTGCGATAGCGCGCAGATCCTCTTCGCCACGCCATCTCCGCGGTCCAGCCTGGCAAGGACTTCTGCGCGACTGCTGTCCTTGTGCTCCCTCGCCGAGATGCTTGGCAGCAAAGTAGACCCGCTTCCTGAGGATCGGCTCCCCACATGAGGCAGCTGCAAAATGTATCGCCCCAGCGGCGTATCCAGTTTCTTCAAGGTCACCCAGGACGAGATCAAACCAGCCATGGTCAAGCGCTTCAGGAGACTATTCGCCAAACAACTCTGCAGGGCGCCGCTCTCTGATGAGATGGCTCCATGACGGCCAGAGGTGTCGTGGATCAGCAAACCCAAGTCTCTTGCCTGCCTTGGAGTAAGGTTGGCAAGGACAGGAACCGGTCCAAACAGGTCAATCATCCGGCCATCCGGCCCGCCGAAGGGCGAGCGACCAGACGCCGATTCCTGCGAAGAAGTGGCATTGTGTGTAGTGCTTGAGGTCATCTGGGTGAACATCCTCGATCGATCTTTCGTCGACGTCGCCAGGTGCTATGTGGCCGGCGGCGATCAGGTTTCGCAGGCACTGAGCGGCATATGAGTCTATTTCGTTGTAGTAGGCGCCTGACATGGCGTTTCCTCGGGAGGCCGGCACCGGATGCAGTTGTATTGCCCGATGCGCTGGCCTGTAGTGCGGCGGTAGGTGGGGCGGTTCATGCGGCGACCTCAATGGGGACGAGGCGGTGGCGGTCGTCTTCCATCGCGCCGCCCTTCACCCAGCCATTCAACTCGGAGCGGGTGAAGCGCCCGGCGTCGACGGTATTCGAGGAGTAGCCGGAGAAGCCTGAGCGGTGATAGGCCTTATGCTCCTTGTGCCAGAGCAGGTACAGCGCCTCATCCTTCGGCCAGAGAATGTCTCGCAGCACCTCGGCGCGCCGGAAGTTCATCTGCTTCGTGGCCCTTGCTAGCTCGGCCTCCAGGCGCTTACGGCGGGTCAGCTCGTTCCGCTTGCGGCGAAGTTCGCCGGGATTCTTCACCCAAATTTCGGAACTGGCCTTGTTGAAGACTGCATACTTCCCGCACACGACCCACCACATGTTGTTGATGTTGTACATGGCGGTTCCGGTGATGATCCGGCCCCGGTAGTCGGTGGTCCAGACGCGTGCGCCGTGGGTGACCCGTAGCTTGTCCGCCGACTTGTTGTTGTAGTCGGAGATCTCGTACTTGGTCAGGTCGCCCTTGAAGTGGCACGAATCGTCGTAGCAGGCTTGGACGAACTCCAGTGCGGTCAGACCATTCACGCCACACTTGCTACCGCGCCCACTGTTCTTCTGCTCGAACCGGTAGCCGGTGAACACGTTGCAGAGGTAGTCCCGAATGCGCCGGCGGGTGCGCTCCATTTCCAGCCGCATCAGGTACGGCATGTGGAATTCCTTGTTTGACTGGTAACGCCCGTCGTGGTCGGGCCGATCCGGCGCGTTCACGTTCTGGAACATCTCGAATTTTATGCAGCGCCCGGAGATTTCCAACTCGCCTTTGAGGTCGCCCTTGTGGCAGAGCCGGTGGCGGCGTGCCGACTCGTCTGCGATGCCGAAGCCGTAGCGCTTTCGGTCTTCCGGGTTCACGGCCGGCACCGTGCACGTCCAGCCCAAACGGTTCAGGGTCTGGAGCACGCGCTTGAAGACCTGCTTCTTGTAGTCGTGCTCCCACGCCTTGGCCGCATTCCAGTCGCGAGGGATGCCTTCCTCGGTGATATAGATGCGGGCGTCGCCGAAGGACACGCGACCCTCTCTTTCAATTTGCATGATGAATCCTCACGCCTGCTGGCGCTGATCAGTTGGAAAGGGCTTGCTTGGCGATCTTGAGCACGTCCATACCGATACCGCCGGTAGAGACGTCGGTGAGGGCGGCGATCCGTTCGAGCGCCTTCCTTGCGGTTGCCAGTTGATCCTCGGGGGACTGGTACGCCGGCATTCCGGCCAGGCGCCGGCACACGAACGGATCGTTGTCGCTCGGAATGCCGCAGCAGGTGAATTGGATTGCGCGGCACTTGCAGACGAAATCGGGCTCAGGGAGCGCCTCGGCGTCGACGACGTGCATGCCGAGTGTGATAGCGAGGTTGCGTTCGATGTTCGCGCCGCGGGACCGCTCCCACCCTGGAAGCAGGGCCAGGATGTCGCAGTCCATCAATCGCTTGATCCCGTCGCGCATGAAGGCCTCCCACGGCGATCCGCGGTAGACCATGTTGACCGCTGGGTTCTCGACGATATAGCCGAGGGTGCGGATCCGCTTCTCCTCGGCGTTGAACGCGGGGTAGTTGAAATCTGCGATGCCGGTCATGGGGCCGGACAAGTAGACGCGGCGCATCATGCTGTGGCCCTCCCGGGTTGGTGGCCGAACTGCTGCCACTCGACCTTGTGCTTACGCTTCTTGGTCAGAACAGGCGTGCCGTCTTCATTCCAAAGCTGAACCTTGGCGCGGATCTGCATGTCTCGGCATTCCAGGGTCTTGCGTGCGAGCTCGATGAACTGGTGGCAGAAGTCCGGCGTATCCAAGGGCTGGCTCAATTGGACGACCTTTGTTCCGGTCATGATGGTGTCGGCCTTTCGTTCGACTGCTGCGAGCCATTCGCTCATCGGAACGTGCTCATCCCCGAGCGGGGTCTTGCGTACTGACTTCACTTCTTTCTTGGCCATGGCGAGCGCTACGTCTCGCGTCATGCCGAACACGGCAAAAGTGCTCATGTGGTAATCCTCAGGACGAGTAGAGCCGCGCCGGCCTGTGGCTAGCGTCGGTGGTCTGGTGGTGGGTTACTGTTCGTCGTCGGCTACGGAGAGTCCGGCGGCGAGTAGTTGTCGCGACACGTTTTCGCTTGGCGTGTATTCGTGTCGCGACACGACGAGAAGAGGCAGGAGATCGGCCTCGGGCAGGGCTGAGGCGTTGAGTAGCAGCGTCGAGAACGCTTCTCGCCAGTCCTCGAAATCGCCGACCGCCTGCAGGCGCTCGAAAGCAGCGTCGATCGCCGGCGGGGATGGAAGCTTGCGCTCGGGTATGCCGACCTCTCGCTGGCGCTGGCGCTTCTCCCGCTGGCGCTGGGCGTTGGTCTTTGCCATGTGGACCTCAGAAGACAAAAGACTGTTGGCGGCTGGCGCTTGAGCGGTAGGAGACCGTTCGAGGCTTCGCCTCTTGAACTGCTGGCGCGGCGGCGGACGGCGGCGTCCTGGGTGGCTGTTGCCGAACTGCTGCGGGGAGCGTGAACACCAGCACGATGAAACCCAGAGCTGCACCGATGCCGCCGGTTCGAATTGCTCGACGCATGGTCACTTGGCGGCCTGCTGGCGCTTCATGCGCTCTGCGTATGCGCATGCCTCGTTGTGGCTCCGGCGGAATCCGCGCACCTTGCCGGTGGCCGTTTCGACGATGTGGAAGAAACCGCGCCCCTGAGGCACGACCTGGTAGGGTTCCTCCACCGCAGGAGCCATGAGCCGCTGAGCGAACGCCAGGCGGGCGAGGGCGGTCTGGGAGAGCAGGCCTGCGAGAACTTCGGTTTGTTCCTGATGCTTGAGCATGATGGTTCTCCTACGCGTTGATGGTGATTTCTTCGATCCGGCGAATGGTGCGGGCTTCGGTGAGTCGTCGCTCGTTGCTCGGCCTGCGGTTCCGGTTCATGTGGTCGTCATCGATCAGCGGGTGGCCGGCGACGAGGAATGCGAGCGCGAAGACGGCCGGCGAGATGATTCCGCGGCGGAAGGCTTCGAGGACGAGCCCGCGCACGCTGCGCACGCCCATCTTGAATTTCGCGTCGTCGAGACGTTTCTCGACAGTCCCAGGGGCGATACCCATGCGCCGCGCGACTTCCTTTGCGGTCAGTTCGCTGGCGCTCCAGGCGGTAGCTTCGAGTTCGCGGGGAGCCAGGCCGAGGCCCTGGCGGCCGATCCATCCGCCGCAGTTGATGGTTGCGTGCATGGTTGATTCCTTGGCTGCATGGGTCAGCACTCGGCGGCGCGATTGTTTGCCGATGGGCATCGCGGGGAGTGCTGGCGCATGGAGTCGAGAAAGAGAAACGGGGCACCAGAGCACCCCGTTTCTTCCGCCTTATGTTTTGTTCCTGGTTAACTGCTACATGGCTGCATCCTCCGGTTGTTACCAGCGTTTGGCGCTGGCGCCTGTCTACTGTTCGCCGAGGGATTCCTCAGCACTCGCGACCAGTTCAATCAGTCGCTCGATGTGGGATGCCCTGGTGGTGAGGGTGATCGCTTCCGGCCCTTCAGCCAGTCCAGCGCGAAGGGCTGTCGGGAATGCGTTGACGATCTCCCGAGTGACCCTCAGTAGCTCTTCGAGAATGGAGCGGGGCACGGCCGGCTCAGCTACCACCTTGGGGGTTACTTTGGTTCCACCCGCTGCAATGACCTTCGCGAGCTGTTGGCCGAGCACCTGGCCGGCCTTCTCGCCGTGCTTCCTGACGACCTTCGCAGCGGTCGTCGCCGCTACCGCGCCGGAACTGATCAACTGCTGAACATCGGTATTCGCGTTGCCTACGACCAACACCTGATCGACGTGCTGCCGGGTCTTCCCCATCTTCTGGGCGATCTGTTCGACGGTCCATCCGAACGCAATGAGCCGCTTGTAGCCGTGTGCGAGCTCCAGAGGGGAGAGCTTGCGCCCCTCCTGACTGGTGATCACTCGAAGCACGCGCTCAGCATCGTTCCCGGCGAACGCAACGATGGGCACCCAGAACTCGCCGTTCGGGTCACGTGGCAGCCGGCCCTCGGCGTCGAGCTTGAGGTAAGCGCGCCGGCGGCGGTGTCCGTCGACAACCCACATGCCGCCTTCTTCGCGGGGCCGCACTTCCAGCGCGGGAACGATGCCGCCCTGGTGCAGGTAGTCGGCCAGATCCGCGATGCTCTGCTCGAGGTCTTCGCCCTCGGCGCGCAGGTTGAAACCGGGTTCTTCGTGAAGGTCTTCGAGGCGAGCCTTCATCGCATCCGCGCGCTTCAGGTTGCCGTCCTTGATCATCTGCTTGAACGATTTAGCCGCCATTTTCTACCCCTTCGAGTTCTTCGTCCTGTTCATCATTTGCGTCTCGCCCGACAGTCATTTCTCCATGCTCCGGACAGTGAGGCGGTCCAGACTTGTCGAGCCATTTCTGGGTCACCCTGGCGACGTATCCGCACTCCGAGCACTCGACCTTCTTCAATCGCGTCGACTGCTTTTTCTTGGCTGTGGTGATGATCTCTTCGAGTTCGGGCTGGCTCAGGCCGTCCCGTATTCCCCTCGCGACCTTCCCCTGCGCTGGCTCTCTGCGCTCTCTCGCGCCGGGCCTGTGCCAAGTGAGCTTTCCGTGGGGGAGTGGGCCGAGTTCGTCGATGAACGGCTGGACCCACTCCTCGAACTGCCTTGTCGGCACTGAGCAGGTGAACGGCCCCGTCATGCCGATGGCTTTCATGAGCTTCACGAACGGCCCTTTGTGGCCCTCTTTGATCCCTGCCGCGATATGGCAGAGTTCGTGGGCAAGGTATGCCGATACCTGCATGGAGTCGTCTGTGCCTGGGCTGATGAGAATCTCGTAGGTGCCGTCCGCGGATGCCGAGCTGTGCCATACCTCGGCGCCGACGTTTCCTCTCTGGCCTGCGCTGGTAAAGCCGATGGAGATTCGATAAGGCTGAAGCGGCGCGCCTAGCTCAAGAAATCGAGGCGACATCCGCTCGGCCATGGCGTTGAGCCAAGCCTCTCTGTTCATGTCTGATCTCGTTTAAACGGTTTGGGATGCGGCTGTATGGGGGAGTGGTCTGGCCGGTGCTGATCTCCGTGCTCGCTGCTGTTTTCCGGGAAGACCCCGTAAGGTTTGCAGTGCCACTGCCGGGGCAGCGCCTCAGCCTGCGCATTTCAGACCACTCTCCGATACAGCCCTGGAGGAGCCGTGACGAACCTCCAGGGGATCGGGCCTGCGTTGGTGAACCCGGCAGGCGCGGGCGGCTGCTCACGCTCGGACGAACTTGCGATCTGCGTTCAGCTTGTATGGCACGTTCGGCTCCAGACCGTCTTCGCCGATATAGCCGATGACGGTGCGATAGCGGTCTGCCTTTTCGTCCCAGTAGCGGATGCGTATCTCGCCTTTCTCCCCGGCGGTGGCGGTGCCCCAGTTCCCGGCGGTGGCGGTGCCCTCGTCCCCGGCGGTGGCGGTGCCCTCGTCCCCGGCGGTGGCGGTGCCCTTGTACCCGGCGGTGGCGGTGCCCTTGTACCCGGCGGTGGCGGTGCCCTCGTCCCCGGCGGTGGCGGTGCCCTTGTACCCGGCGGTGGCGGTGCCATAGGCGCCCACCTGGCAGAGCTCCTTATCGCCGGCCTGTAGGGTGGCGCCGATCACTGCAACGCCAGCCGCGCGGGGTTCGTTTGCGATCAGGAATTGGGTTGCGCTCGCTCTGTCCCCGATATGGCGGATGGTGCAGCGAGGAAACTTCACCTTGCCGACCAGGGCGATCAGGTCGGAGAGACCCACCTCAACCACCAGCCACTTCGCATCGGCGTCGCCGACAGTGCTACTGCAATCATGGTCGCCCTGGCCGAACAGCCAGCCATGCAGGCCGTGACCGCACTTGTTGTCCTTCTTCCAGTCAGGGGCTTCGACTACCGCTCCGATCTTGTCGGGCCACTGAAACCCGCCGTGGCTGGTGAGATCAGCACTGCATGTTCTCAAGACCAAAGCGGTCTCCTGCGAAGCCTTCTTCTTGCTCGCCATTGCGATTCTCCGTTTTTGGTTTGCCCTGATCCGGGCTGGTGTTCGGTGACTTTGCGGCGTCAGCCCAGGCGATCCGGGACGACTTCCATTGCCTCGGTGACGAGCTTGTGAACCCCCTCGGAGTCCGCAACGGCGAACCCCTTTTCGGCGTAGTCCCACTGATCGTCTTCATCGCCGGGGAAGTTGCTGCACGCCACTGAACAGACGCCAAGCCCGTCTGGCTTGAAGTAGAGGCGTACCTCCGGGCCGTCATCCCCGCGATCAAGCATCACGAGCACTTGGCCCAGGTCTTCGAACTCGAACAGCTTCGCGAACTGCCTCATTGGCATTCCTCAGGTTGGTTTCCCTGATGCCCCTCGGGGGAAGGGCATCGAGGAAATCGGTGTTTCTCCCGCGTTCGCCTGCTGGGCTTCTACAACCCGCGGGTCTTTCGTCATTGCTGTCAGGGTTGACCGTGTCGCCGGCATGCCGCGCGCCGCAGTCTTGAGCACCGTTACCCGCCACCTGTGCTTGGGCGATGATTTCTTTCCATACGTTTTCTGGTTCAGCCGCTGGTGGCTTAGGCAATACGGCGTACTCAGGTGGGATTCGCCCACGCCGGGTACGTCAATGCCTGGCTTGGCCAGCGGCCTTTTGCGTGAGTTGTTAAAGAGCGGTCGGCTCGGTGGCCTGGGCCAGCGGTGTGTTGCTGGGCCGTTGAGGTGAGTATGAGTCTGCTCATATTTTCTGTCAATGAGCGTTCCCATATTTTTTATGAGATAACTCATTGAGGGTTCCTCAGGGCGAAAAAAAGCCCGCGTTAGCGGGCTCGTTGTCTTACTGGTGGGCTTAGGAACCGATGCCGCCGCCTCGCCAGATAACGCGGCCTATGATCGGCAGATCATGAACTGACGTTTCGCTTGCGATTTCGTCTGGGTATGCGGCTTTGTCAGGGTTATCGCTTCGAATGAGCCAAGCACCTGTTAGCTGCTGATTCAGGCGTTTGATGCTGACGCCACCGTCTGGTCGCCTGATGACGTACACCTGCTTATCCTGGGGCTCTATCTTGGCTACGTCGAAGAGCACCACATCGCCTTCGAATATGTACGGCTCCATGCTGTCGCCCTCTGCGTAGATCACGAAGAGGTTCTCTGGTTTGGAGTTGACCCGCTTCAGCCAATCCCGCTTGAATACCAAACCCTCAGTGGTCTCTACGTGATCATTGAAATATCCATCGCCGCACTCGCCGCGAGCAGTGTATTGGGGAATCAGGGCGTAGTCCTTTTCGCTCGGGGCTCCTGGTGGAACCTCTTCATTGTTGTTCATGTTGCCACGCCCGGCGGCGAGCCATAGTGCGCTTACGCCACAAGCGGCAGCCAACTGAGCAATATATGCCGACCCCTGCGACTTCCCCTGCTCAAGGTTGGAAATTGAGGTTTGGTCCAGGCCGACTCGTTGAGCCAACTGAGCCTGGGTGAGTTTGGCGTGCTTGCGCGCCGCCTTGATGCGGTCTTTGAGTTCCATCCGAAAAGTATCAGGGGCGTTCCCATATCCTTGCAAATGAGTATTCCCCTGGGCTACCTTATGAGTATTCCCATAAGGAGGGATGCTATGACCACCATCTACAAAGAGCTCGTCGCCCATTTTGGGACTCAAGAGGAGACCGCCTCGAAGCTCGGCGTTGACCAAAGCACTGTGTCTGGATGGGTCCGGGGAAAGCACGGGATGTCTCCTGTTGTTGCGAAGCGGGCTCAGGTTCTGACCGACGGGAAATTCAAGAAAGAGGACCTGTGTCCGGCTTTCCCGTGGGAAGTGCTGTCGGCGGTCGCCTGACATGACAGCCAGCCAATCAAGCCCCGAGCGAGAAGAAACTTTACGGGGAATTCGCAGGGCTCGATCAGTCCGCTCTGACTCCTGTTCGGATATCCAGTGCCGAGGTGGCTTTGTGATTGGTGTGACCCCTCGACCTGAAATGCGCGCTTCAGGATCCAAGTTGTTCGTGACCGGGATTCGCCTGACTGAACTTCTCCATGGCCTTGAAGCTGCCGAATGCCATGCGTCCGTCGGCGTTGAGCCGATGACCATGCTTGGCGCACCAGGCCTTGAACTCTTCCGGGCTTGCCTGTGCTTTCACGACAAAAGCACCTTGGCGCAGGAACTGTTCATAAGCGCCGTTCGCGCGCTTGAACCACTGAGAGTAGGTGGTAGGCATGACGTGAGCGTCTTCGAAGATCGCCAAGAACTGGGCGTATTGAGTGGCGTTTTTGAACCACATCATTCCAATGCCGCTAATTCTGGTCCTTTCCATCGGAGCCTCCTGGCCGTTGCGTTGGGTAAGAGCATCGCAGCTTACCAGCAAGGCTCCGACCCTTTCCTATCTACACCGTTTTCTGACTATTTGCGGCTCGGCTGACTCAAGCGCCGGACAGCAAAAAGCCCGGGGGCAACCGGGCTTTCTGAGGAGGCACCGGAAGGCGGTGCCGAACATCCAACGGAGCCGAATATGACACAGGTATCCACCATCCAACAAGAGAGCGTGTCGCGACACGAAATAGCGATTCGCAAGAAAGTGTCGCGGAGGACGCGCAGGTGAGCACGATCATCATGTCGGCCTGCTGGCCTCTCCAGGGAATGAGCCCTGCGCAGAAGGCGGTGCTTATCTCGCTGGCAGACCAGGCGAACGACCAAGGGGTGTGCTGGCCGGCGGTGGACAGCATAGCGATGCGTTGCTGTCTGTCGAAGCGTGCGGTGCAGCAGGCCATCAAGTGGCTGCGTTCCGTAGGGATTGTGAGCGTCGAGGAGCGCCAGGGCAGGTCGACCATGTACTCGGTGACCCCCGCAGCATATGCACCCCCGCAGGAAATGCACCCCAGCAGCAAATGCACCCGTGCAGGAAATGCACCCACCCCCGCAGATGCTGCACCCAGAACCGTAATAGAACCTACAAGGGAACCGTCAGGAGAACCGTCACCTTTGCCGACCCGTTCCGGGCCGGCGGCTGGCGAAGCGCTGCAGGAGGCTTGCCGGAGTGTGTGGGCAGCGTACCGGGCTGCCTACGAGGCGCGCTGGGGTGTTCAGCCGGTGCGAAACGCCAAGGTCAATTCCCAGGTGAAGCAACTGGTGGCCGCTCTCGGCGCCGAGGCGCCTGCGGTGGCGGCGTTCTTCGTCGGGCTGGATGACAAGTTCCTGGTCGACAGTTGCCATGAGTTCGGGTTGCTGCTGGCCAAGGCTGGCGCTTACCGCACGAAGTGGGCAACAGCCGGTTCCGCGCCGTCGACCGATTGGACTGATCAGGTGCAGCTATGACCCGTAGGCAGTTCGAACCGCAATCGGTCGGTGCTGTGCTGGCGCATGTGAATCGGGGCGCAGGGCTGCAGGTTGTGGCTCCGCCGACGGTGGAGGTTGATCCCGAGACGAGAGACGAACTTGACCGGTTGTTTGTTCGGATCAAGGCGATCTGCCCCGGCTGGCGAAGCTCCTGGCCCAACGAAGAAGTCGAGAAGGCTGCAAAGGCGGAGTGGCTGGCCGAGATCATCCGGCAACAGGTTACGCGCCGAGAGCAACTGCAGGCCGGGGTAAGAGCGTTGAGCGCGCAGGCCAGACCGCTTGTTCCGTCTGCAGGCCAGTTTTGCGCCTGGTGCTGGGCTCCCGAGGTCTTCGGCCTGCCAACCCTCGATGACGCATATCGCGAGGCGCTGGCCAACACCCACCCAGCCATGGTCGGAGCCGCGAAATGGAGTTGCCCTGCAGTGTATTGGGCGGCCGCTGGCGCTGGATTCAGCCGGCTGCAGGCTCTGGCCAGAAAGGATGGGCTGGCGGCGCTGGAGATCTCGTACCGACAGATCATCAAGAAGCTGGCGCGCGGGGAGGCGCTCGGGAAGGTTCCGGAGGGAGAGGTCACCCACCAGAAGGCGCGAACCCAATCCGTTGGAATTGCTGCCCTCGAGCAGCTTCGAAAACAACTCAAAGGAGGAGGTCGCTCATGAAGTGGAGCGTACTCAACGACTATCTGATGGTTAGCGATACCCAGCCGTCCTACAAGGTCTGCAAGCTTCTTGTGGCCGGTGAGGCCCACTACCGGGCCAGTGTGCAGGGTGAATTCATTTGCACCCCGGTTGCGACTGCGAAGGAGGCGTGCGGTGTTTGCGAGCGCCATCACCAGATCACCTATCCGCGGGAGGTGGCATGACGTTGTCGGCACGGAAGCCCCGGCCGAAGAAGTGCGCAGTGTCGACGTGCCGCGCCGCCTTCGTCCCGGTGAAGTCGTTTCAGACGTGGTGCAGCCCTGAGTGCGGGATCGTCATCGCCCGGCAGAAACAGGAGAAGGAGCGTAAGTCGATCCAGCAACGCGAGCGGCGCGAGATCGCGGTTCGGAAAGAGAAGTTGAAGAGCCGTGCAGACCACTTGAGGGAGGCCCAGGCCGCATTCAACGAGTTCATCCGCTGGCGAGACTGGGACCGCCCCTGCATTAGTTGTGGCCGCTTTCATGATGGGCAGTATCACGCCGGTCATTACCGCTCTGTTGGATCCCATCCCGAGTTGAGGTTCGACGAGGACAATGTCCACAAGCAATGCGCCCCGTGCAACAACCACAAGTCGGGGGACGTCGTGAACTACCGGATCAACCTGGTGGCGAAGATCGGCGCTGAGGCTGTAGCGCGACTGGAGGGGCCGCACGATGCCAGGAAGTGGACGGTTGAGGAGATCAAGGCGATCAAGGCCCTCTACCGAGCCAAAGCCAGGGATGCGAAGAGGGCTGCCGCATGAAGAAGCATGGTCCGGATCTTACGAACAAACCGCGTCACCTTGTTCCGTGCCCCGCATGCAATGGCCACGGTCAGCGCCGGGGAGTGTTCTACGACATTGATTGCGACGCGTGCGGTGCCGCTGGCTTCGTTGACGGGGTGACGGGGCTGGCGCTCGATCAGCGGGATGCGGTGGTGCAACTGCGGATGTGGGTAAAGCGGCTGCTGGAGGAGCAGCGCCGCCAGGCGAGCATGCTGGCGCGAGAAGAGAACAACCGGAAGGGAGCTGGCGGCGCTCACTTTCGAGGGGATTGACCAGCCATTGGCGCTACGCGCGCTGGAGGAGAGGACGATGATTTACGAAAGCGTTTCAAGTGCAGTCGTTTCGGCGCTGGCAGCGGACTGCATCGACAACACAAGCAAGCAGGCTTGGCAAAAGCTCTATCAGGCCGGCGAGTCTGGTCGTCGTGGTGGGGTAATGGTATCCGCTGATCTCAGGCAGCAAATCGATTGCTGGGTGCATGCTCGTTTGCATGATCAGCTCATTCCGCGTCACTGGGCCGCTCTGGTGGCGAAGTACAGCACCCATCAGGCAAAGAAAGTCCAGGCGATCTCGCTTTTGCGGTCGGTGGTCGCAACGCCGGCGCCTGCTCTCTTCCTCTACAAAGCTATAACGACCTGGGCGATTCCGAAGCTGAAGGGGGTTCAGCCGGCGTTGCGGAAAACCGTATCTGTCGAAATCCCGGTGGATGGATCGCCAGAAAAGCAGGCGCGGGCCGTACGCGCCGCATTGGAGGCGGAGCGGGTCAAGCGGAAGCGTCTTATGGCTCGATCGTCTGGAATGATCGTCCTGCCGGATGAGTTCTACGACATGAACACCTGGGATCTCGATGGAAAGCCAGAATCGACTCGGCGTGAATGGCGCAGGAAGATCCATCGTGTTCTCGACGAAATGGTCGAAGAGGCGCTGGTGGCGGCGGAGCAGATTCTTAACGCGGAGGGCTTGCTGGCCAAGGATGCGGCATAGGGCTTGACTTGTCGTCATCACTCCATCAGTATTTATCTCATCCTGCCGATCTTGCGCGTTTTGAGGATCGAGCAACAAAGAGCCCAGCCTTCGAGCTGGGCTTTTCGTTATGCCGAACACGGCAAATATAGGGATAGGTTCTGGTAGTGGCCGCCTGATGCTAAAGTGTGAGGTAGTTCCTACGGAGAGTCGCTATGAAACGGATCTTCCCCGTTCTCGCTTTAGCAATGGTCGCCTGCTCTTCCCAGGCCGCCACGGTCTTCAAGTGCGTCGGCCCAGACGGAAAAGTCACGTTCACGCAACATAATTGCCCGGAAAATCAGTCTTTGGACGATGTGGTGTCAGCTACGAACCAGCGTCCAAGCGGAACTGGTGCGTCGGCGGTGATGGCGAAGCCTAAGTCGTCGGCAGGGCGCGCCTATCGGGGTGTCGCAAACGCTTCTGGATCTGTCGGTAGTGGCGTGACGGTTGTTGGAGGGTCGGCAGCAAGTGCCACTTGCTCAACCGGCCTATCCGATCGAGACCTACGCAAGGCCAAGGTGCAGGGAAAGGTAGTTCCCGGTATGTCCAGGGAGGATGTGGAGAGCATCTACGGAAAAGTTAACCGGAATGGCAGTACGGCCGGCTCCGGCGCTGTCACATACTGGAACGACAAGTATGTTGATCAGACCACCGTTTCGTTCGACCGAAACGGTTGCGTTCAAGGCTCGTATCAGTCGGGCCACAAAAACTAGTTTCATCCCTCCAATCGGCCCCGCAATCGTGCGGGGCCTTTTGTTTCTACCCTTCTGCAGGTGGCGCATTGCGCTGCGGGGCGCGCGGCCCCCTTGAAAGGCCGTACCTGCATCCATTCCTGGCCCAGCCCTCGCGCTGGGCTTTTTCATTTCCGCCCCGCCGAGGGGATATCGAGACTATGAAAATGCCTGAGAAGGACCCGTCATTCTGGGCCACGGTAGTGCTCGCGCTGCGCGAGCAAGGGCTGGCGATGGGGCTCGCCTTCATCCTTACCTGGCTCCGTACCCAGTACGAGGGGAAGGAGCCGAGCATTGTTCGGCAACTGATCGAAGCCGCTCTTGGCGCGATGCTGGTCATGGTTGTCGGTCTCACCGCCAAGGAGTTTGGCTGGAGTCCTGCCTGGCAGTTTTTTGCCGCCGGCTTCGTTGGTGTCCTCGGGGTAAGCACCGTGCAAAAGCTGGGCGCGCGCTGGGCGGAAAGGAAGGTGGGCTGATGAAGATCACCGACGATCAACTCGACCGCGCTACCGGCTGCGGCGCCGCTACTGCATCGACATGGGTCGAGCACATCAACGGCGCCATGGCTCGGTTCGAGATCAACACGGCTGAGCGGGTGGCGATGTTCCTGGCTCAGGTCGGGCACGAAAGCCAGAGCCTCAAGCGTCTGGTCGAGAATCTGAACTACTCCGCCGAAGGCCTGCTCGAGACATGGCCGAAGCGGTTCACGCCAGCCGAGGCGAAGCAGTACGCACGACAGCCCGAGCGCGTCGCGAACCGCGTCTACGCAAACCGGATGGGCAATGGGGCGCCGGATACGGGCGACGGGTATCGATACCGGGGGCGCGGTCTGATCATGATCACCGGCCACGACAACTACGCCGAAGCCGCCCGCGCCCTGGCGCTGCCACTGGTAGCGCAGCCGGAACTGCTGGAGCAACGGACCTGGGCAGCTATCGCCTCGGGGTGGTGGTGGAAGTCGCGGGGTTTAAACGACCTAGCTGACGAAGGCCGATTCGAGCGGATCACGCTGAAGATCAACGGCGGCTACAACGGCGCAGACGACCGTACGGCTCGCCTTGAATGGGGGCGCGCAGCGCTGGCGGGTGCGTGATGAGGTGGGTTCCATGGTTGATCGTCGCGCTCGTTGCGATGGGGATGATGTGGCGGATGGACCGCCTGAGTCTGCAAGTGACCGCAGAGCGGGAGCGTGCTGACGTCGCGGCGCAGGAGCGTGACCGCAATCAGCAGATGATCGATCTGCAGGCCGGCGTTCTCGCTGAACAGCAACGCCAGCTCGGCCGCGTCGCCGAGATCGAACGGCAAACCCGCCAACTCGGCCAAGCCCTGGAGGTCCAGGGCGCGCGCCATGCTGCGGCGTTACGGGAGTTGAAAGAGAATGACCAGGCTGTTCGCGACTGGCTGCGTGCTGGCATCCCTGCTGGCCTTGGCCGGATGTACGCCCGCCCCGAAACCACTGACCCCAGCGCCTACCGCGCAGCAGGCCAAGTGCCCGCTGACGCCGTGTCGGCTCCCAGGCCGCCCGCCGCTGGCGATCGGTGAGGATGCAACCGCGGCGATCGATGCCGTTGAGGCTGCATTGACAGCGTGCGCTGTGCAGGTGCTGGACTGCATAGAGCGACAGGAGTGATCCATGCCGAGACGACCAGCTCGGATATGCAGTGAGGTTGGCTGCGGAAAGCCTTCTGTTACCGGCAGCTTCTATTGCGCGATGCACAAGAGGGCTGCTGACGAGCGCCGCGCAGCATCAGCCAGGCAGGCCCACAAGAAGTACAACGCACGCCGTGACGATAGCGATGCCTTCTACAAGACAGAGCGTTGGCGTCGTCTAAGCATCCACTACCGCAAGCTCCATCCACTCTGCGAGGAATGCGAGGGAAGAGGGCTGATCGTCGAGAGCCGAATGGTCGACCACATCAAGGCAGTCAAGAGTCATCCGGAGCTGGCGCTCTCATGGGACAACCTGCGAGCCCTGTGCTGGACCTGCCATAACCAGATCGGCGAGAAGGTCGGATTGGTGGGTTCTGGTGCGCCTGAACAATCGAATGACTAATGCACCAAAGTGGTGCAAAAAAGCACCGGGAGGGGGGGGATCGAAAGTCTGGAACTTTCGAGCCCCGAACGACGGGGGGAGCCAAATTTTCGCACCGTCAAAATTCTATTTTGAAAATGTGAGGCTCGATTTATGGGGCGGAAGAGCACGCCTCCGCACCTCAAGGTTCTGGCAGGCACTGATCGCCCGGATCGCGATGTGCCGGATGCACCAGAGTTCGATCTGATCCAAGAATTCCCAGAGCCACCGATGCACCTGAATCGAGACGGCGCCGAAATGTGGAACCAGCTTGGACCTCAGTTGGTTGCCGCGAAGGTTCTGCAGGTCGTAGACCTGTACTCGCTGGAGCAACTTTGCTTCGCCTGGCAGTGTTTCCGCAAGAAGGCGCGTGCCGATATGGAGGCGACCGCCGCCGAGCAGACCGCTCTCAAGGCACTGTTTTCTGAGTTCGGAATGACTCCGGCCAGTCGCCGCAAGGTTTCGTCTGCCGGCGAGAAGCAGGCCGGCAATCCATTTGCGAGGAATGGGAGGCGCGGTGCGTGATTACGTCAAAATCGCCCTCGACTATGCCAAAGCAGCAATCGCCGATAAGAGTCGTAAGAAGCATGGTCTGCTGATACGTCAGGCTGCAAAGCGGTTTGTCGACGATCTGAAACGGGCGAAAAAGAAGTCTTGTCCGTTCTTCTTCGATGAGTGGCACGCCAACGATGCATGCGACTTCATCGAGAAGCTGCCCCACGTCGAGGGGAAGTGGGATACGCCTACGATCGTTATGCACCCTTCGCACGTCTTCTTTGTCGTGCAGCTCTTCGGGTTCCGCAAGCGCGAGTGGATTCAGGTAGATGGCTGGTCCGACGACGGCCGGTTCTACCCGCGCCGATTCACATCGGCCCTGTTCGCGGTGGCCAGGAAGAACGCCAAGAGCACCTTGTCTTCAAGCATTCTGCTGTACTGCGAATGCTGCGAGCCGGAGGAGGGCGCTCAGGTAATCAGCGCGGCGACGACGTTTCCTCAAGCTAGCATCATCTTCAATGTTGCAAAGCGCATGGTTGAAAAGACCCCAGCGCTGCGCGAGGCCTTCGGCCTGGAGACGTGGGCTAAGGCGATCACCCGTTTCGAGTCGGGCGCCACCTTCAAGCCGATTCACGCGAAGGCCAGCACGCAGGACGGTCTTAACCCGTCGCACGTAGGGCTCGACGAGATCCATGCCCACAAGAGCGCGGACCTGCTGAACGTCCTTACCTCCGCCGCTGGCGCCCGCGGTAACCCGCTTTGGCTGTACACAACCACCGAGGGTTACACCAACCCTGGCCCCTGGGGTGAGATGCGGCAGTTCGCAAAGCGCCTGCTGGCGGGAGTATTCGGTACCACCGCAGATCATTTCCTGGTTGTTTTCTACGCCGTCGACGAGGAGAACAAGACCCTCAAGATCAAGGCTGATGACGAGTTCGACGAGCGGGTCTGGATCAAAGCTAACCCGCTTATGGATGCCAACAAGCACCTGCTCTCCGCTATCCGCAAGGAGGCTGTCGAAGCGAAGCAGATGCCGTCGAAACTAGCGGAGTTCCGCATTAAGCGGCTAAACCGGCCGGCCTCGACAGCAACCGGTTGGGTTGACTTATCCAAGTGGAACAAGTGCTCCGGCAATGTCGATCTCGACTGGCTTGAGCAGTATCCGTGCTGGGGCGGTCTCGACTTGGCTAGCACCACCGACCTGACCTGCTTCCGCTTGGTGTGGTTGGTCGACGGTGTGCTGTACACCCATGGCTGGCGATGGGCGCCAGAAAGCTCTGTGGCCTTTCGCACTGAGCGCGGAACCGTGCCATATGCGGCCTGGGTTGAGATGGGCTTGTTAAAGCAAACAGAGGGCGATGTTACTGATTACGCGGTAATCGAGGAGGACATTCTTGATGCGGTCGAGCGCTTTGGCGTGAGGCTTATTGCGTATGACCGCTGGAACGCCTCCGATCTGGTTAACCGCTTGGTGGCGAAGGAAGTTCCTCTGTTGGAGTTCATCCAGGGAACGAAGTCCTATCACCCGACGATGCAAGCCCTCGAGGTTGCCTACATCAGCGGCAATCTCGCCCATGGTGGCGACCCGCTTTTGGCGTGGTGCGCCTCAAACGTGATTCCGCGGTACGACGGGAACATGAGCACGGCGCCCGATAAGAAGAAGTCGCCGGACAAAATTGACGATATGACCGCGCTTCTGATGGCGATTGGGGCATCGAAGGCTGAGGCCGACGACCCTGAAGACCTAGACGACTTCCTTTCTAACCCGATCATCATTGGATAGCCATGAATACCGGACTCTTCATATTCCTGGCGGTATCGCTGGCGGGGCTGCTCTGTTGCTGCGCTGGTGTTTACCTGCTGGCCGGCGCCGGCTGGGCCCTTATCTCTGCGGGCTTAGCCTGCTTCGCGATCGCTGGATTTATTCGCAAGGGGCTGATCAGTGGCTAACTCTCTCAACGATGTTCTGAGCCGAGCTTTGGTGAAATCCGCCCAACCTGGCCTAATCAAGTCGAGCGTCGCGAACTTCTTCGGAAAAACCATTCGGTTGACCGACGCCGGGTTCTGGTCAGCTTTTTACGGGGCCGACTCTGCCTCCGGCAAGATTGTCAGCCAGCAGAGCACATTGCAGCTCTCAACTGCTTGGGCCTGTGTCAGGTTGATTGCAGAAACTATCGCCACGCTGCCGATCTCGCTCTATGAGCGCAAAAATGGTGAGTCGGTGGTGGCGACCGCGCATCCACTGCACTTCGTTATCAGTCAGCAGCCCAACGCGGACCAAACACCGGTCGAGTTCTGGGAGTGCGTGCTGGCTAGCCTGCTGCTTCAGGGCAACAGCTTCAACGAACCAACCTGGAATCGGGGTGAGATCACCAGCCTGGAATTCCTATTGCCGCAGGCGATGTCTCAACCGCGCCGGCTGCCGTCTGGCATCATCGAGTACCGCTATACCGACTGTAATGGAAAGCTTCGGGTGCTTACCGAAGAGTCGATGATGCATACCCGCGGATTTGGCACTGACCCGCTATGCGGACTCAGTCCACTGGCGATGGGTCGAAACATCTTCGGGGCGGCCATGGCTGCGGATGAGGCGGCGAGCAAGATGTTCGCCAACGGCATGAAGCTCGGCGGAGTTCTTTCGACCGATCAAATCCTGACCAAGGAACAGCGGACGGATCTCAAGGCGGACATGGCTGCTCAGTTCACTGGTGCGGTGAACGCCGGAAAGACCATGGTGCTTGAGGCGGGTATGAAGTATCAGCAGGTGTCCATGTCACCTGAGGATGCGCAGATGCTCCAGACTAGGCAGTTCAATGTCGAGGAAATCTGTCGGTGGTTCCGCGTGCCGCCGTGGATGGTTGGGCACACGGAGAAGAGCACCAGTTGGGGGTCGGGCATCGAGCAGCAGATGATCGCCTTCCTGAGCTTCACGCTCCTGCCATGGATGAAGCGGATCGAGCAGAGCATCAACCGCCGCTTGCTGCGTCCGGAGGAACGCCGGTTCTTCTATGCCAAGTTCAACCCGGAGGGTCTGCTACGCGCCGATAGCGCTGCGCGTGCCGCCTTCTACTCGGCAATGACCCAGAACGGCATCTACAGCCGAGACGACTGCCGCGAGAAGGAAGATCTTCCGCGACTGGGCGGCAATGCAGCCGTGCTCACCGTGCAGTCCAACATGCTACCCATTGACCTGCTCGGACAAGACAACACCAGCCAGAAAGCGCGCAACGTGATGCTCGATTGGTTGCGCGAAGACTACAAGCCAGGGGGAACCTGATGAATCGAAAATCTGTGTCGTCCCTGAAGATCAGGGACTTCGATCTACATGTGAAGGCTGTCAGCGATGACGGCCTTTTTTCTGGCTATGGCTCTGTCTTTGGCGTTGTCGATTCCTACTTGGAGATCGTCGCGCCTGGGGCGTTCACCGAGAGCCTTGCAGAAATAACAGCAAAGGGCCGACCGGTTCCAGTGCTTTGGCAGCACCGTAGCGACCAGCCGGTAGGGGTTTGGACCAATCTCAAGGAGGACGAGCGGGGCTTGTTCGGCGATGGCAAGTTGATCCTCGAAGGAGTGCCGCGAGCGGTCGAGGCTCATGCGCTGATGAAGGCTGGCGCCGTCTCTGGATTGTCCATTGGCTATTACGTTCGCGAATCATCGCGTGACGAAAAGACCGGGGTACGCACCCTGACCAAGCTTGATCTTGTTGAGATCAGCCTGGTGACGTTCCCGGCGAACGATGACGCCCGTGTCGACACTATCAAGTCGAAACTGGCCCATGGCTCTCTACCGAGCCTTCCCGAATTTGAGCAGCTCCTGCGTGAGGCAGGCTTCTCGAAAACTCAGGCAGCGGTGATCGCCAACCGCGGCCTGAAGCATTTGCTCCGGAGTGAGTCCGAGGGCGATCCGGCGGACCCAGAAATGGCCCAGGCGCTGATCAAGCAGATCGGCCGAGGCCTGCAGCTTCCCTCTTTATAAGGAACTCACACATGTTCAATGCCATGAGCAACGCGGCTCGCGCCGAGCAAAACCGTATGCATCGCAAGGAGCGCGCTGACGATCAACTGGAGCTCAAGGGTGTCATGGAGGCACTGAGCCAGCGCGACGCCGAGATTAAGGCTTTTGCTGAAAAGGCGAGCCAGGAGATCAAGGACCACGGTCGTATCTTGGAAGAAACTAAGACCGTGTTGGAAGGTCTTTCCGCCTCCGGGCTAAAGTTTCAAGATCGTCTCCAGGATCTGGAGCAGAAGCTGGCCCGCCGCTTTTCTGCGAACGATCCGTCCGATGCCAAGTCCCTCGGTGAACAGTTCACCGAAGACGACGACTTCAAGGCGCTCGCCGAGAAAGGCCGTGGCGTTGCTCGCCTTCGTGTAAAGGCGGTGACCAACATCACCAGTGCAACCTCCGGAACCGGCGGTGTTGGTGTGGCCATCCAACCCGACCGCGTGCCGGGAATCATCGCCGGCCCGGATCGGCCGTTCACCATTCGTGATCTGATCATGCCTGGTCGCACGGGGTCGAACGCCATCGAGTTCGTGCAGGAGTCCGGATTCCAGAACATGGCGGCACCGGTGGCGGAAACGCTGTCTAAGCCTCAGTCGGATCTGTCGTTCGAACTGAAAACAACCACGGTCAAGACAATTGCTCACTGGTTCCGTGCTTCGAAACAGGTACTAGCGGATATCCCGCTGCTGCAGAGCTACATCAACGGTCGCGCGATCTACGGCCTGAAATACGTCGAGGAGAACCAGATTCTCGCTGGCGACGGCACCGGCCAGAACCTGCTGGGCCTGATCCCCCAGGCTACAGCGTTCAACGATGCTCTTCGCAAGGCCGGCGACACCAAGATCGACACCCTTCGCCGTGCCATCCTGCAGGTGCGTATCGCCGAGTACCGTGCGAGTGCCATCGCGCTGAACCCGATCGATTGGGCTGATCTGGAGCTTTCCAAGGACAGCACGGGCCAATACATCTGGGTCAACGTGCAGGATGGTGGCCAGCAGCGTATGTGGCGCCTGCCGGTGATTGACACCAACGCGGTACCGGAAGGTGAGTTCCTGGTCGGCGCCTTCAACATCGCGGCCCAGGTGTTCGACCGTGAAGACGCAAATGTCGAAGTTTCGACCGAGGACGGCGATAACTTCACCAAGAACATGGTGACCATCCGCGCAGAGGAGCGCCTTGCCCTGGCGGTCTATCGTCCGGAGTCCTTCATCCACGGCGAGTTCGCGGCTCCGACCCCGTAATCGCACAAAAGGAGCGCGCCTGGGTAACCGGGCGTGATTCATCCCCATGCCAGAACTCGAAGTGAAAACCCTGAAAGGATTTATCAACCAGGGCAGCTACGTCAAACGAGGGTCGACTATCACGGTCGATGAATTGCGCGCCCGCGAGCTTCGGGCCAATGGTCTGATCGAAGGGTGCGAGATGAAGCAGGCGCCCGCCCCCGAAAATAAGGCAGCTCCGGCGCAGAAGCAGAAACCGGCCGGCAAGCCTAAGGCCAAGGAGTAAGTCATGGAACTTCGTGCTACCCAGCCGGTGTACCGCGGTGGCCGGCTGATACAGCCTGGTGAGCCGTTCACCACCACTGCAGAAGATGGTAAGTCGCTGATCCAGGAAGGCAAGGCGCGCGAACCTCATGTCAAGAAGCCCAGTGCCAAGCCGGCTAAGGCTGATCCAACTGAAGAGAAGTAGGAGCCTGCCAATGCCAGTCGCGACGACCGTTCCCGACGTGGATGACTTGAAACGGCACATGCGCATCAGGCACAGCCAAGACGATGAGGATCTGGAGGAGAAGCTGGCGGCGGCCATAGACCAGGCGGCGCAGTTCCTAAACCGGCCAATTCCTTGGCCAGAAGATCCGGATGCGTCTCCTGTCGTTTTTGCGCCGGTTCCGCCGAGTATTCGGGCGGCCATACTCATTCAGGCTGCGGAACTGTGCGCCAACAGGGAGGCCTCAGTGGTGGGTACGATATACACCGTGATTCCCACTGCTCGGAACTTGCTCAACCCGTACAGGGTGAAAATGGGGGTGTGAATGCGAACTGGTCGACTGGATACGCCAGCCGATTTGCTGGCGCTGGATGCCGACGTTTCGCCCCGCGCTTTGGAATGGATTTGGTGCGGAATCCAGACCAAAGAGTCGGCCGAGCCACCGTTTCCGTCTGGCCTGCGGTCTCCGGCAAAGGTACAGATCCGCGCATGGTGGGACGAGCGCATTCGGCAAGGATGCTACCTGCGCGCCGACGGCCGCCTCTTCCACATCGACAGCGCCCGCGACTTCACTGGCCGTCGGGCCGAACTGGCGATCACCGCAACAGAGCTGATCGGCGAGCCGGCAACATACCGGCCAGATGGCGCGCCGCCGCGAAACTGCCGGGTGTTTCTGAACTACGATGCGCCCTGGCTGGACGAGAACGGCCAGGCGACGGCCTACAGGATCCGCGCCGAGGTTGCGCTGATCGAGACGGGGAGGGTGCAGGTGGGCGATCTGCTTGAGGTGGATCGAGTGCGCTACTACGTCGTCGACTACGCCGACGGCACCGACGACGGAATTGTCCGCGGGCTCTGGCTGGAGCGTGTGCAATGAGGGCGCCGATCAGGCTGGTCGGCGTCGAGCAGGCGCAAGCGCGCCTCCGGGAAGCCGGCCGGCGCGTTGATCCAGTGATGCGCGGCGCGCTGAATACCACGGCGACGCAGACGAGGAAGCAGCGCTACAACGAGCCGATGCGTCCTGCGTTCACCAGCGCCTTCGCCAACCGGCGGATCGTGATCAAGCGGGCGAGGGCGGGCCGGATGAACGCGAGGCTTATTCCGTCGTCGTCTGGCGTCAACGTCACGGCATACCGACGCTGGATCTTCGAGCCAATCAACTCGACGCGGGCGAGGATTTATGTCGTCGGCCCGAACGGTCGTAAAGTTGCCGCAGGCTTCGTCAACCCATCGGGGCGGCTGCAGCGCCCGTTGTCTACCCGCAGTCAGCGGGCCAGGACGGCGCGGGGCCGTTCGCCCAATGTCACCAGCTACACCTATCGGCGCGCCCTGCAGGAAGCACAAGGCCCGTCGGTGGCGTACTGGTTCAGGCTGCTGACTACGGCGAAGACCATCCGCTGGACCAATGCGTTTCTGCGCCAAGAGTTCGAGCGGCGCATCCGCCGCGAGCTCGAAAAGGCCGTCTGAGGAAAACCAACCATGCGAACGAAAGCGAGCCAGGTCACACGCGACCTGCGGGCCCGCCTGGGCGAGATTCGCCCGGTAAACGGCTACCTGACGGACCTACGGGCAGTTTACGGGCCGACAGATCGAGTGCCGGACAAAGCCAGCGGGCCTTACGCCCTTGTGCGAGTCGCGAACGACGCGCGGACCGGAACGGCGGTACGCCAAGCGACCAGGCTCCGCACGTTCGAAGTCGAGGTTGTATTCCCGCGATCGGCGGAGGAACACGAACTCGATGACGTCCACGTCGACATTCTTCGCGCCCTTGGCTTCGGAGAAGACCAGCCGGAGCGCAAGTTCCCTGGGCTTGTGGAGGATATCGACGAGGCGGTGGCGCAGTTTGCCGAGTCCGGTCGCAACTTCCACACCCTGACCGCAACCATCGGCGTGATCTACGTCGAAACCTACAACTGATCGGCCAGGCCGAGGAGAAAACGATGCTCTACACCCAACTGTTCCGCGGCCCTACCTCGGTCGCGTCCTATCCCTCTTTCGTGTTCGAAGAGCTGTTCAAGCTTCAGACGACCAGCGCCGAACCGGAATCGACCGAGATCACCATCCCCGACCCGACGCGCCTCGGCCTGCCTGAGCTCGATGGCGTAACGTCGACCACGGCGATCAATATCACCGGGGAGGCCGTCAACTTCTCCCCCCGTGCTGCCGGAACGATTCTCTATGGATCGGTCGAGCGCGTGCCGTCGGGAACTGTCTCCGAAGAGGTGCATGATGCCTACGTCGACCGCATTATCCGCCTTGCGCATATTCCCCTCGAGGTCAGCAGCGTCACCGGAGCCGGCGGCACGCCGACCTATGTGCGCGGCGTTGACTACGCCGTCACCCCCGGCGGCATCCGGCCTCTGCCGGGCGGCACGCTGGCCGACGCAATCAACGCGACCACTGCTCCGCCGGATGGCGGGTTGAAGCGTTTGCCGATCGAGGCCAGCTACACCTACCCGACTGTCGACCTGGTGAAGCCGTTCACCACCGGCCGCAAGTTCTACCGGGTGATGTTCGAGCAGACCAACGAAGCCGGCGACGGTGAGAAACGACGCATCACCTGCTTCTATGCGCGGATCAGCCTGAACGGCGGCCTGCCGCTGAACCAGGGCGCCGAGTTCGGCGTGATCCCGGTACAGATCCGCCTTCTGGCCGACCCGAACATCTACGACGTCGGCGAGGCCGCGATCTGGACTTGGGAAATCCAGAACACCGACGCGGCCTGATGGCCGTAGATCAACCGGCCCGCCCTGATGGCGGGCCTTTTCATTTGGGTGGCCCATGTCTGACCTCGGAATTCTGTTTCCCGAACCTGAAACCATCTACGTCAACGGCGCGCCCGTGATCGTGCGGCACGTCCGCCTCGCTGACTTCGAGTTGTTCGGGGATATCGCCAGTGACCTTCTCAAGGTTCTGAGCGATGGCACCGTTCCCGCCATCCTGCAGTTCGGCAAGACCGGTTCGGCCAAGCTGCGGAAGATCCTGCGCAGGACCACGAACCTCAGCCGCTGGCGCGTGTGGCGCCTACCGGTCGACGTGGCGATGCAGATCGTCATGCAAGTGATACGGGTCAACGCCGCTTTTTTCGCCCGCGCCCAGCAAGCGGCAGTGACGACGCTGGCAACGCTGGTTGGGCAGCAGCAGTAACCAGCCTGGTTCGCGCGGGCTTCAGTCTCGACGAGGTTTCGCGTATGACGCTTCAACAGATCGAGGTGTTCCTCGAGCAGGTCGGCGAACAGGTCAAGCAGGACCGGCGCGACCACCTGCTGCTTCGCCGCGCGGCACGCGCGCCCCTGAAGGGGTTTAAAAAGTTCCTGCAGGAGTTCGATCATGGCCGGTAGAGTGACCACGCAACTGATCGTCGAGGGGGTGAACCGCACCCGGCAGATGTTCAACGAGGTGAACCGCGACCTCAACGTGACGAACAAGGCGTTGGCCGCAAGCGGCAAGCTGCTCGCAGGCTATCTCACGTTCAGCGCGCTGGCCGCCGGGGTGAAGGCGGTAGCGAACACCGCCGACGCTTACCAGGCAATGAACGCCCGCCTGCGGCTGGCGACCGGATCCCAGGAAGAGTTCAACACCGCCCTCGAGGAGTTGCAGCGCATCGCCTACAACACTGGCCAGCCGGTTGAGGCGCTGGTTACGCTGTACGGGCGGATCAGTCGCCCGCTCAAGGAAGCGGGCCGCACCCAGCAGGATATCCTCAAGGTCACCGAGGCTGTGTCGGCGTCGTTCCGCGTGTCGGGCGCCTCTGCGGTCGAGGCTGAGAACGGGGTGATCCAGTTCGGCCAGGCGCTGGGTGCTGGCGCTCTGCGTGGGGACGAATTCAACAGCGTGGCCGAACAGGCGCCACGCCTGATGCAGGCCCTGGCCGATGGCATCGGTGTGCCGACCTCGGCTCTTAAGGCGCTGGCGGCGGAGGGCAAGCTGACGGCGGCAGTGGTTACCGACGCGCTGATCGGACAGTTGCCCAAGCTGCAGAGCGAACTCGCCTCGTTTGGTGACTCCGTCTCGAAGGAATGGACGGCGATCGAAGACACCATCCGCCGCGGCGGCGGCCAGGCGGACACCGGCCCGCTGATCGAGTCGCTGAAGGAACTGAAGGAGGTACTTGCCGACCCGACGATCCAGGGCAACCTGACCACGCTGGCCAGCGCCCTGGTTCGCCTGGCTGCCGCAGCGGCTCAAGGTGGCTCGCTGTTCTCCGGCTTCGGAGAGGATCTGGGCTACCTGGCTGCACGGGTGACCGGGAACGTCACTGAGCTCGACAGGGTGAACAAGGAGATCCAGAAGTTGCAGGCCGCCGACGACGGCTTCGGCGTGGTCGACTTGTTCATGTCTGACGCGCAGATCAGCGAGCGCCTGGCAGCGTTCAAGAGGTACCGCGAGCAGTTGCTGGAAGAACAGACCGGCATGACGGCGGAGGCGCGCAAGGCGGCCGAGGAAGCCGCCGCCCAGGTCAAGGCGGTCGACGACGCACGGCAGCAAGCTGCGCTCTCGTCGGAGCGTGCGTACTCCGAAGCGCTGCGCCAAGTGCGTGACGGCCGGCTGAAGGCGGTGCAGGACTCTCTCAAAAAGCAGGAGGCGGCCGAGAAAGGCGCGCTGGCGGCGGTTGAGAAAGTGCGGAAGGATCGCCTGGCTATCGAGAAGCGCTACAGCGAAGCGATTGCCGGGCTACAAGCCGGCGTCGGCGGTGACCCGAGCTATGCATCTGCGCAGACCCTCAAGCAGTCCGCCGCCCAGGCGCTGCGCAAGGGCGATGCCGAGACGGCACAGGCGCAGGCGCAGAAGGCGCTCGAAATGCTCCAGCAACTGCAGGCGGCCGGAGAGAACACATACGGGTTCACCGGCTTCGCTAAGGAGCTCCAGGCCATCGAACTCGCCGCGAACGATCTGCAGCAGTCGCAGGCAGACGCGAAGCTCGACAGCATCCGCGCGCGGATCGCGGAGCTGTCCGATGCGGCGACCGCGCTCCAGGGCATCGAGATCTCGTTCAACCTTCCGCCGGAGGAGATCGAGGCGATCAAGGCACAGTTGCAAGCGCTGTCTGAAACGCCTGTCCTGATCCCTGTTCAACTGGTGCCCACCGGCGAAATGTCCGCCGTGAGCGGCACCACGCCACCGGTCAGCTTCCCCGGCTACGCGACCGGCACCAACAGCGCCGCGCCGGGCATTGCATGGGTCGGCGAGCGAGGTCCGGAACTGGTTGCGTTTGGTGGCGCGGAGAAGGTGTTCCCGAACAGCGTGTCGGCGCTTGCCAGCCGCTTGGCCGGGATGCGCGGTCTCGACGGGCTGCCGCCGGCCGCCGCCGAGGTTGCGACGGCGGCGCCGAGCTCAGGGCAACTCCCAAACCTGGGGCGGATCGATCTGTCGTTCGGCGGCTCGACTGTCTCGGTCTTCGGGGATCAGCGATCGGTAAACGACATTCTGCGGCTGCAGGCGCTCAAGCGAGGCCGCACCGCACGTCCGTAGGAGAACGGCATGGATTACCCGGTTATTACGCTCGGCGGAGTACCTATCCCGCCAGAAGCTGGCGCGCCGGATCAGTCGATGGAGCCCTTGTTCGGTGCGACGGTCGTCAGGATGAGCGACGGTGCTGGCGTGAAGTTGACCCACTGGGACGGCAAGCTCTCCGGCACGTTGACCGGATCGGGCCTTGTGCCGGTCGGGCTCGACGCGCTCGACTACAGATCATCACTGGAGATGCAAGCGATCCAGCCGATCAGCATCGCCCAGGACTCTCCGGCGTTCACGCTGCCCAAGGCGCCGCGCACGGACAAGGAGCCGTGGGCGCTGGCGCTGGTTGAGGGGCGCTGGGTGCCGACGCCATGCGTGCGAGCAGGCCTTGTCGTGACCGTTACAGAGCGTCCGGCAGCGACGCTCTACATGGTCCAGTTCATGCCTCGCTTCAACGTGTTCGCGGACCCGCCGTCGACGTCGATGAACGCCGCGCACGGATGGACCCTGAACTGGCAGGAGGTTTGACATGCTGCTGAACGGCATGCCGTTGAACGCCGGCCCGCTGAACGGATTCGGCACGGCCGGCGGCGGAGATGGCCCTGTCGAGATCAAGCCTGGTCAGGCGTTTGCCTGGCGCCTGCGCCTACTCGTCGACGATGAGGATTGGACGGCAAGCCTCGTTGGGGCTGTTGAAGTCGACCGCGAGGAAGGCGCCTCTGGCACCGCTACGTTCACGCTGTACCTCGGCACTGACCCGGTTTCGCCAACGTCGTGGGTGGGGCGGGCGGTCACGATCCGCTACCTTTCCACTGCCGAGGGCGTGACCGCAGACGTGGTGAGATTCACCGGCCGCATCGCGGATCCGACGTTCGACGCTGTAGGGCGGACGCTGACTGCGCGGTGCTCCGATCAGTTGCAGCAGCGCATCGAAGCGATGGAGATCGCGCAGATCGATGCGCTGGTCGGCGGTCAGTGGTCATCCGATGTGTTCGAGCCTGTTGATGGGCGATCGCGCTGGGACTACGCGCAAGAGCGGTTGACGACCGTGGCCTCGGCCCTGGATTGCGCGCCTACCGGCGAACTGCGTGTGTCCAGTCTGTTCTCGCAGCCTCCGGCGTTCGAGTTCGGCGCCGGGTCCACCGTCTACAACTCGGTTGAGGTCAGCCTCGGTGACCTGAGCTCGCAGACGAACAGGATCGAGATCGAGTTCGACTACCGATTCAGCCGGCTCTGGCAGCTCAACGCCTCGTATGGTTGGCAGCACCCCGGCACGGGGAACGCGGTCGGCGAGGCAGGGTTTTGCAACTGGCGCGGCGATGACACCGAGTTACCTGATGTCGAGATGATCACCTCGGCGACCGAAAGCAGTGGTCAGACGTTGTTCTATGCCACCTGGTATCCACTGCCGCCCACGGGCGTCTACTGCAATCCGCCGGCGGCATGGGTCAACAACTTCACCGAATTGCTTCTCGGCGGAAATTGGATTGCTGGCCGGCGCTGGGTGCAGTCCGTCACAGAGCGCTACCGGTTGGTCATGGAGGTTCAGCCGAGCGTGGCGGCGACCGGCCCGATTGTCGGTCGGCAGCGTGCCTCGTTCGAGATCGAGTCGGACAGGGCCGAGCGCTGGGAAAGCGAGCCGATCACCGGCGGCAGCACCGGCCACGACGACGAGAAGGATGGCAACCGGCGTTTGTCCGCGCTGAACTGCCTGCTCGCTCAGGGAGCAACGACACTCATCGCAGCGCACCGTGGGACGACTGTGACGTGGGACGTGCCTACCAGCATGGTTTTACCGATCGACCTGGTGCATACGCTCCGCCTCGATGATCAGGGCGCGCGTGCGGTGGGCAAGTGTCGGCGCATTGTCGACCGGCTCGACCTCGCATCCGGAAGCGCCCTGACCACGATCTCTATCGCGGTGATGCGAGGCGGCGCTGGCGCCGCCGACCCCCTTGTTCCGCCGGCTGGCTCGTCTGATCCCGTCAGCCCACCGTCGGGTGGCGGTCAACTCTCGACGCAGCTTGGGGGCCGCAACGGAAGCCCCGCGTATGACGATGAGGCGGATGGTTTCTCGGGCAACTGGAGCAATCGCGATCCCGGCGCCGAACTGTTCCCGCGGCGCTTCTCGTTGACTGCAAACGATATTCCGGAGACCTACCGGGACGAACATGCGCCGGAGATCGCAGCCACTTACCGGGTAGCTGTACCTGATGACGTACTGGAGATGTAGCGATGGCGAGAGCCTGGATCAACAGCTGGAAGACGACGCTGAGCGCCGGCCTTTCGCCTGGCGCGTTAAGCCTGACGGTGCCTGATGCTGCCGCCGCGCTGCTGCCGTTATCCGGAGGAAGCTGGGTGCTGTTGACGCTCGCAGATGACGCCGGTGTGCAGCATGAAATCGTGAAAGCAACCGCCAGCGCCGGCGGGGTGGTGACGATCGAGCGCGCCCAGGAAGGAACCTCCGACGGCAACTGGCCGGCGGGAACGGCGATCTATGCAGCCGTCACGGCCGGCGACCTCATGACGCTCCAGGCGCGCATCCAGGCTCTGGAGTCCGGGGCGTCTGGCGGCACCCTTGTCGACGAAGCCGGCGCAACGCTGGTCGACGACGCCGGCAACAACCTGATCATGGAGAACATTTGATGGCAACTGTTACGCACGTCCTGTCCGGCGCCGGCGAGCCGCTCGATCCGCCACCAAGCATCGGTGCTCACTACGTGAACACGAACAACGGCGCGCTATACCTGGCGAAGGGCACCGCGAGCGGTGCCGATTGGGTGAAGCTGGGTAGTGGCGGTGGCAGCGCTCCGAGCGAGGTGCTGCATGTCAATACCGACGGCCAGTTCCTCCTCGGGCCTCAACACTCATTTGTTGATGCCCGTCTGTTCGCAATTCCCGAGCTTGGCACCGCCGCAATTGGAATCGATCCCAGCACATCCCGACAGTTCGACCTGAATATCAGAACCTGGGCTCCGAGCGGTCAACAACTGCAAATCAGGGTTACGTCGGGTGAATTGCCCGGAGGTATGTCGATCGTGGGCACCTCCAGGCAGTGGGCGGCGCAGGAGTCGTATGGGTTCGTGATCAATGCAAATGACCTCAACGGCGAGGTGTGGGCGCGCATCTATTTCGATGCTGACGAACTCACCCTGTCGATGCTGGTGTTCAGCGATGTGCTGAACGCGTAGGAGATAGCGTATGGCTCTTTCAGATGAGCGCCGCAGCCTCGGCGCGAGGAATGAAGCGATCCGCCGCGCCGGCGGCCAACGGGTTGAAGCGGAGCGGCGTGGGGACCAGGGCTTGACCGCGGCGCTCAACCGGCTGATCGAGCCGGAGCGTCAGGCACGCGCACTGCGCAAGATCGACCCGCGCGGCGCCCTGGATGCTGCGCGCGGCAGGGCCGACTACAACCCCGCCGGCAAGCAGATCGGCGGGGGCGGTGTGTCCTGGCCGCTGGCCGAGACCGACAAGTCGAAGCGCACGGTGGCCGACGAGGAGATCGTGAGCACCGATGGCCTGGTCGTCGTTGTGTTCAAGCGCGTCACCAGCTTCGAGATGCAGGATGGCGGCGAGAATATTGGCCGCATGGAGTTCAAGGCATGAATCAACTTATGCCTTGGGACGGCGAGGTCGTTCGCATGGGCTGGCCGTGGCACGGAAAGATTCGCCAGCAGAACAAGGATCTGGCCGGCTACGTCACCCTGCCGAACGGCGCGACGCGCCCATCGATCGCGTACTACGGCAACTGGCCGATGAATCACACGCATCTGTTCGACATGGGCCTACCTGACCAGAGCGACCCGCAGGTCGAGGAGCAGGGCGGGAAGTGGTGGGGGCGAACGATCCTTCGAGGCGGAGGCAACTACGACTATCAGTTGTACTACGGCGGCGCGACGACCTCGGCCGAGGGGCAGCCCTATACAGGCGACGCCCCATTCAGGGGGCTCCCTCTCTGGTGGTCTAGCGACGAGGAGCCGCGCCGCCCGCTGTATGTGGATATCTACCTCAATGTGGAGCAGGGCAGCTACTACCTCGATTTTTGGACAAAGGGCGGAACGATTCACGCTCTTCGGAAGAAGATAACGCTTGAGGATGTTGGGCAGGGCGCAGGACAGCCGGAGTGTGCGGTAAAAGATCTGCTCGGGAGCAACTTCGACTACTGGTTTTTTGGTGAAACCGTCAAGCTGGACTATCTGAAGCTGCTGGGGGTCTACCGAAATCGGTTGCTGCTGGGGGTGGTGGTGACACAGGGTGAAGGGATGCGGCAGATTGACCCACCGCCCGGAACGTCGGTGGTCAGCGGTTCGTCCCCGTCTGGCGCCCCTCAGGGGTTGTATGGTCTCGTCGAGGTGACCATTGCCCCGGATATCCGAGATCCAGAGGCGGATCACAGTCAGACGGTCACAATAGGCGTGATCGAGAATCGCCAGGCCGCGCTCGGTAATCCGGTTCATCAGGTGACCGACGAGAGCAGTCAGCCGGGCGATCCCATCGAAACCACGCTCTATCGAGAAGAATGGAACCAGACCTCCGGGTTGCTGACCGCTTGGTATGACGCCCAGGGAAACATCCATACCGCGCGCTACAACCGACGCCACTATGCACTTAAGGAGTACCGCAACGAGCCCGGCGTGACGACAAGAACAGCGACGGAGCGAAGCAGCGAGGTTGCGCTGTTGAGCGGCTCCGGATCAGTTGTCGACAGCACTGTACTGACAGAGCAGTTCGAGGCGATCTACATCCCAGGGACAGGACTGCAGATCACTCGGACGGTGAAGTGTACGGGGGAGCCGGATGACGTCACGACCTATACCGACCCAGACCATACGGGTGGGCCGGTGGTCACCCCGCCGACGACGACATTCCCCCCAGGCATGCATATCGTCAACACCGTTGTGACCTACCAGTGGCTTGTGAACGACGAGAACATGCTGGCCAACCAGGACCAGCATCAGGTGTGGCTCGCCGCGTTGAGCAACAACAGCGCAGCCATCTGCCACATCCGCGATCCGTTCGACTATCCCGAGGGGCAGACCACAACAACCGTCAGCGTTCGCCAGGGCCCGGCCGTGCGCCTCGGCGGCGTGACCTCTGGAACGGTTACCGACACCCTGACCAAGAGTAAGCCCGCGCATGAGTACCGGCGCGGATTTTTCTGGGAGCCAGCCGACCGCTGGGTGCGAGCCAGTTGCAACCCGATCACCGGAGAGCTCTCTCGCGGCCCGGAGTGCATCCAGTACCTGACCAGTTGGGTTTAGCCCCTCCTACTACTTCAAGGAGAAGCCGCATGACGCCGGCCTGTGTACCCCTGCGCATTGAAAAAGGGGCGACGTTCCGCGACACGATGCGGATCATGCAACCGAGCCTGGTCTACCGGCCGATCACTCAGATCGCGCCGACCGCTCCCGTCCGGCTGACCATCCCCGGGCATGGGTTGCCTGGCACGTGGCTGGGTTGGGTGGACGGCGTCCAGGGCATGCCCGAGCTGAACCGCGCTCGGCTTCGGCAATTGCCGCACCGGGTAGCGTCCATTGACGACGACACGATCGAGATCAACCTGCTGTCAGCCGTTGGGCTGGCGCCTGTGGGCGGGCAACTGATCTACCAGCCACCGGTTGACCTCACTGGCGCCGAGGTGCGGATGCAGATCCGCGCCGAGCCAGGCGGAACTGTGCTGATGACGCTGGCGCTCGGATCCGGCCTTGAGATCGCTGGCGCTGGAACGATCTCGCGGGAGATATCGGCCTCCGCTACCGCGGCGTTGGCATGGGCGTCGGCGGTCTACGACGTGGACGTGACCTACCCGGATGGAACGGTCCACCGCTATTACAGCGGGCCGATCAGTGTGAGCCGCGGGGGAGGGTGCGATGGATGACGCCGCCGAGCCCTGGGCGCTGGCGATCGAGGTCGATTGCGAGCCGCTTGTGCTCAGCGAGATGCAGGAATACGCGGTCACAGTGACGCCGCCGGCAGATGTGCTTGTGGTTGTTGCGGGTGACCAAGGGCCTCCCGGGAGGGATGGCGTAGACGGTGCCCAATGGGGCGCGACTGATTGGTGATGAAATGGCCCAGATTCGATTTTTCAAAGTGGCGACCCTGCCGGGTACGCTGGAGCCGGACAGCTTCTACTTCGTGGAGAACAGCAACTTCGCCGAATCGTATTTGACGAACTCGGCGGGGGTGGCGCGCTCGATCGGCAACAGCGCGATGATCAATGCGCTGATCAACGAGGCGTTGGCCAGCCTGCCCGGCACCGGCGCGCCGATCCTGTTCGTAGCCGATATCGCTGCACGCGATGCACTGGAGCCTGAGGGCGCAATCTTCGTCCTGGTTCAGGATGCGAGCGCGGACCCGACAGTCGAATCGGGCGCTGCGCTGTACGCATGGAACCCTGCGACCAGCGCCTGGCTGAAGGTTGCCGAGTATGAGTCGATGGACGTCGAGCTCAACTGGGACGCGATCAACGGGCGCCCGACGTCGACGCCGGCGCAGATCGACACTGCCGTTTCCCAGGCGCACACGCACGCGAACAAGTCGACGCTGGATAAGTTCGGTGAGGAGTCGGGCCTGGTGCGCTTCAACGGCCAGCCGATCCCGGCCGAGTGGAATGGGACGGCCTGGTAATGGCTGTGCTCCAGACCCACAAGGTCGTCGCGCAACTGCCTGCCGCGCTGGAGCCGAACGCGATCTACTTCGTCCGGCGCAGCACCGGATACGACCAGTTCGTCACCAACGGCGCCGGGGTGGTGGTGGCCTATCCGATGAACGTCCGCATCCCAGCGGCTGTTCCTGGGTATCTCGCCGACGGCTCTATGTTGCGGCTCGCCATGAACCCAGACGGCCAATTGCCGGCGTACACCGCCGCCGGCGCTCAACTCAACATCCAGGTGCTGTTCAATGGCTGATATACGCCCGACGAAACTCCAGGCCGACGGCAACGGCTACGGCAGTCTCCGCGAGTTCGCCGACGGCGACACGGTGCCTGTTGCCCTCGGCGGAACAGGAGCAGCAACCGCTGCCGGCGCGCGCTTGAGCCTGTTCGACGCCAGGCTGCAGAACTTCAGCCTTCTGCTCGGTGGCGCTGACCAGCTCCCGTTCCAGACTGGACCGAATACCTGGGCGCAGACACCGCTGACGAGCGTAGGGCGCGGAATGCTCGGAGCGTCTACGCAGGCGAATGCTTTGAGCTACATCGGCGGCGTCCCCAAGAGCTTGACGTTCAACCGAGCGGTTTCTGACCCGAACACGGTACCAGACGAGTGCGGGTTCTATGGTATCGGCGCGTCGCCCTGGGCGAACCTTCCGCCCGGCATCGATTCGCTGAACCCTATCGGATCGATGCTCTATCACCACCCGTACGACGTTGCGACTGCGGTTCAGCTATTCGTCCCGCGTACCTCAAACATACTGTATTTCCGTCGTAAGGCGGCCAGTACGTGGCAGCCTTGGGTCCGCGTGCTGTCCGATGCTCAGTTGCTTGGAACAGTAGCCCAGTCTGGAGGCTCGCCGATCGGATCGGTTCTTGAGCGCGGCAGCAACGCGAATGGGGAATACATTAGGCTGGCAGACGGTACGCAGATTTGTTGGTTCAACGCCTCCGTTACTGACCAGGCAGTTGACTCTCCCTACGGTAGTCTGTTCACCGGAACTAGAGGCTGGTCTTTCCCCGCTACGTTCGTAGGAAGCCCGACCGTTAGCGTTGGTTTGTTTCGTTGGGGTACCGGCGCAGGTTGGGGGACTGTCGGTGGGGTCGCAAGTACAACGAGTGTAACGTTGCGGATATTCGATATTTCTTCGCGCGCGACTGGCACGGCGACGGCGATTTCTGCAATCGCTACGGGGAGGTGGTTCTGATGATCATCAAGTTGTCGCCGTATGTTCCGCTGCCGGGAAGTGACGAGCGCCTAACGCTGAGCAAAACCGGTGATGCACTCACCGTAAACGGCCAGGAATTCGACTTCACACCGCTCCCGGAGGGCGGCGAGTTGCCGGCCGAGGCTATCGGGTCGGAGTGGTTCGCTGGTCCCGTACTGCGACGTGCCGGCCGGTTGGAGCTGATCCTGCGGTTCCCGCTTGCCGTCGATGCCAGTGCCGCCGCTTGCTTCCCTGAACCGTTGCTGATCGAGGCCGATGGCCCGGTGGAGTTGCCGCGATGATCGATTGGAGCAAGGTAAAGACCGCCGAACAGCAGGCGCAAGAGCGCTGGCAGGCTGAGTACGATGCCGCGGCCGTGGCTCGGGCGAATGCCTACCGCCTGGAGAGTGACCCGCTCAAGACCGAGGCCGAGTTCGACGCTATCAAGGCCGGCGTGGAACCGAGCTACTCTGCCTGGATCGCCAAGGTCGAGGAGATCAAGGCCAGGTATCCGCTTCCGGGTGCGTCGTTCGAGGATCCGGCTAGCTCTCGTTAGCCATGCACTCCAGCGCGAACTGAACCGTGTAAGGCGCGGCCCGGTAGAGTTGATGGGACTCGTCGCGCAGGTAGTTGCGGAAGCCAGGCCACGACAGGCCGAGTAGTTCCGCCGCTTGGCGCTGACTGATTCCGGCTTTGTCGACCAGCCCGCGCAGGTAGCGCGGGTCTGGATTGTGGTTGGAGGCGTCAGGCTTCAGCACCGAATGCCTCGACTTGCATGGCGACCTTCTCCTCGGTGGAGAGGGCCTGGAATTCCTCTTCGGTCATTTCTGCGTTGGGGTCCATGTACTCGCCCCACAGGCGGAAGTCTTCAGCGATTTGTTCGTATGTGTGCTGGGTGCTCATGACTTTCACTCCTCCTCGACCGATTCAAGCAGGCGCTTGATTTCTGAATCTTCGGCGGTGCGAGCTTCGTCGTCCAGCCAGTCCGCATAGCCTTTGATGCTGTCCGCGTCGTCGGCATCCATCGCGTACTGAGTAGTGCCCGACTGGATCAGAACGCTGTTGTCGTCGAACGTGTACTTGGTATAGCCCTCGCCATCCCATACCTGATCTTTAGCGATAGCGATGGCTTCGGCGGCTTCGCACGCTGCGACAGTATCTTTGTGCTGCTGAGCGATCATTTATGCGGTCTTAGTCATGGTGTCTCTCCTTGGGTTCGCCTCGCCGTTTTGGCTGGCATGGGTGTAGATTAATGGGTAACAATGTACACCACAACAACCGTTCGTCGGAGTTGACCATGCGTTCGATGATTTTGAATTTCGCGGTCACGCTGGCGGGATGCGCCGGCCGGCAGGAAGCCGAGCCGCGCACGGTGCGCGTAGAAGTGCCCGTTGCTGTGCTGTGCCGAGTGCCGGCGGCGGATCGGTTACGAAGCGCAACTGCTGGCAGCCAACAGGGCCTGTAAGGATTAGGAGTAGACTACGGCCTTTTCCTACGGAGCTTGGTGATGCTGGTGATTCGATTGGCCGGGAAGTGGACGCTGAAGCTTGATCGGAAAGTGAGCGACACGAACAAGGCGGGGGTTTGGTCGTTCCATTGCTCCGAGAGCACGTTCGTGCCAGGCATGGATAGCTTGCTGCGGCATGCTGCCATTCGTCCGGCTGAGCCGGCAGAAGGGAAGAGCACCGAGGTAGAGGTGTCCATCTGTCGGCCTGGTGATCCGGAGGAGAAGTGGATTCCGGTTGGGAAGGGCGTGGCGGTCTACGAGGCAGAGCGCTGATTTGGTCTTTTTTCCCTCCAAAACGCTACCGTAAGCATTTGATTCTGTTGGCTTGCGGATGTTCTCAAACGAATTGATTTTTGATGGTATTTTTCATCATAACTACTTGATGAATATAGGAAAAAGCAAATTCTATCGTGCGTCCCAGGCTTTGATGCCGTAGAGAACGTAGGTCATTGCTTCTCCCGAGGCCCGGGTCTTCCCGGGCCCTGCCGATAGGTCGCCGAAAGGTGATCGCCGGATTATGCCACGTCGTTCCGCCCCTGTGCGGTCTCGGGGCTACCGCGCTCGGGAGCGGCGTGACGGCAGATAGCCGTGGACGGGCGGGTGGACAGGGAGCCGGGCTGTTTCCCTGGCCGGGAACGGAGAGAGCGCAGGTTGAACAGGTCGATTCGGCTCGCTGGAGAGCATCCTTACCGGTACTTTCGGAATGCTCCGGTCCGCGCTGTACAATCCTTCCCCCGCCGAGGAGATTTCCCATGAGTTGCATCGGTCGCCAGATAGACCAATTACGCCTGCAGATACCGGGCTTCGCCTGCAAGCCCGGCTGCCACGATTGCTGCGGGCCGGTTACCGCCTCGTCGGAAGAGATGGCCCGCCTGCCGCTGAAGAGCGAGGCCGAACACGACGCCGCCCTGGCCGAGTGGAACTGCGTCCATCTCGGACCGAACGGCTGCGAGGCCTATGAGGAACGTCCGCTGATCTGCCGGCTGTTCGGCACCACGCCGAACCTGCCCTGCCCGGAGGGGCGGGGGCCCGAAGTGCCGGTGGCGGAGCAGGTGGAGCGACAGGTGCATGCGCTGATCGCCAGCACTCGCCAGGTGCTGGTGTAGCGGCCTGCCCGCCGCTAGGTTTCCGCGGTCTCGGTGGCGCGGGACTGCAGGGCCGGTTCGAAGGCTGGTTCGGGCGGCGTTTCCTCTAGGGGCATCGGCTCGTCCGCAGAGAGTTTCTGGAGAACCGCGGCGATCCGCTCGATGCTCTCTTCGAGCTCGAGCACCCGGTTGACCATGTACAGGATCATCTCCGGCGAACTCAGGTGCGCCAGCCGCATGGTCGCCTGCAAGTCGTCGTGGCGGTTGTCCCGGTCGGCCATCAGTGTTTCCGCCAGGCTCTTCAGCAACAGCATCTCGGCGCGCCTCAT